ATAACTTCAGTCAGTGTGCAGAAGCGATATGTATAAGCCGGGGCAGTGGCTGTAACGGTGTCGGACTGTGTGGCCATTGATAACTCAACAGTATAAGTGCCGGCAGGCTTTCCTGTGACTGTGAAAGCATTCGCTGCAAAGTTGTTGTCATTGCTGAATTTTGTACTGGATCTGCCCACCTCAACACCGTTTAGGGATACCACAAGGCCCGCAGTCTGCCCGGAGGTATGGAATGCACCGCCGACGATAATATTAATACTGCTTTCGTCCAACAGTTTAGTAAATGTGGCGGTTTTCAGTAAAATGCTGGTGTTGGTATTTATATCGACTGTTGTACTGTGACTTATTGATACTGCACCATACTGTCTGTGGATCATGTTATAAATGCCGGCGCTTGTAACAGGATTCGCGCTGTTTGCCGTCGGTGTATTGTCGAAAGTCAGAACGTTCTGCTTACTTGTCTGCAGTGCTGCAATGTCTGCAGCATTTGCCGCAATACTTGTTTTCAGCTCGTTTAACAGACTTTCGACTGTAACCTGTTCGATGTTCACGCCGATCTCGAACGCCGTTCCTGCAGGGATCTGGACCGTCGCACGGTATAAAATATCGTTATTTAACAGAAGCTCACCAGCCGCAAATGATTTTGAAGCTGTTGTCCTGGTCGTTTCGTTGTAGGCCAGGTTTGATAGTGCTTTTTCGATATACAGGAAGAAGTCGCCGATCTTCAGCCAGTAGTTAGAGTTACCCAGCTGTGTATAACTCGGTACGTCCTGCTTTGATAAATAGGCGTTAAAAGCCTCATCTAAAACGATAGTGTGCATTGGATACTCCACGGCATAGTTCCATGTGATCGGATCCGCGAAAGTGATCTGCTCGTAATTGATAATATATTTATCTACCAGAGCGCGGATATCTTCCACATTTTTGATGATCCAGTCCAGATTGATCTCATGGAGATTTGTATCAGGATATTCATTTCTAAACATCGGCATTTAATCCTCCTGAGATGATCGTAACTGTTAGGTCGTTCGTTTTTGCGTTAAAGATGACACCGTCTGATTTTCTGCGCAGTTTTAGGGTAGTCTGAGCGAGAGCGCTGGCCAGGTTCGTCTGTCCGGATCTTGGTTTTAATTCAACCTTAAAATCCAGAATGTCAAAATTAGCCGGAGTCAGCTGCATTGTATCACCGTTTTTAAATTTTACGGCGGTGCCGGTCACTCCAGTCGTTTTGGCATCCCAGTCGATCATGCCGCTAATAAAATTAAAATTAGGTAATTTTGAAGCTTTCATAGTTTTTTTCCTCCTAATAGACACCTAAGCAGAAATTCTGTTTGATGTCACTGATAATTATCGAAAATAAACTGAATTGAGATCTCAGTTTTATCTCTTTCTTGATAAGATCCTGCGTATCTGAAATAGCGCTGTCACCCTCCAGATCATAGGTCATTGTTCTGGTGATCGTCCCGGAATCCTTGCCGACGCTGTCCGTAAGGTTCTGGTCCTTATTTGTAAACTGAACAAGGTTGTATGCTGAGACTTTTCCGGTATTTGTTCCGTTAAGCGTAGAAGTCAGGTCTCTGGTTTCCGTTTCGGTCCTTTCCTCATGGCGGTTTACGTTCGTAAACGGATCGTAGTTTTCCCGCATGAGGACCTTCGCCATCTCTTCCCAGGCATGAAGTCTCAGCGCTGAATAGTTCTCCAGAGCTTCGGCCATAAAACCGGCATCCGGATAGAGAACTTCCTGTTCTGCAGTCTCAATTAATAGGCGCTTTTTAAGTTCGTCTGCGTCGATTTGCGCAGGCAGGTGTAAATTATCGAATAAATGCGGATTCGCTCTGTACAAGCCCATAAATGACAGTGTAGCCTGAATCATAGCACTTCCTCCATTTCGTCCTCGTAACGGTATTTAACAGAAATATTTAGGCCAAACATCTCATTACATTTTGCCAGGCCCTCACGCAGAGAATCCAGCCAGAGGCGGACCTTTGTCTCGGTCTCTTCGTTATTGGCATTCACTTCATCCGTGATCAGACGCTCCTTTTTATCCGTATTTGCGTTCTTAAGGCCTACCTCTGTATTAAACATATTCATGATCGTCCGCATATCCGACAGCGCCCGATCCGTAATATAGTTCTGGCCGATGTTCTGGGTAAAATAATCCCAGCTCTTGGTACCGTCGGCTCTCATAAGATTCTTATCGACAACAACCATCGGCTCACCGGCTGAGATCTTGTCAAACATCTTCTTAAAGCTTTCAGCCATTGCCTTATTATCTGCGAAATAGACATAAGCCAGTTTACAGTTTTCCAGGGAAACCATAGCGCTCTCTTCTGCGCATGCCAGCATGTCCGCGTAAGTTCCGCAGATATTCATGATGTTGCCATAATCAGGCATAAGCTTAATTAAGGCGCACTGTTCTCCGATCCGCAGCTGCCGGAATGTTGGCAGCAGCGCGTTTGTGATGATGACCTCGGACGGCATCATGTAGATATTTCTGCCGGTCAGCGTGCAGCGCTGCGGGATCACACCATAGTCTCCTGTTTTGATTACAGCAATGTAGCCCTGACAGAATAAGTTGTATAGGAAATAGGATTTATCCCAGTGCTCGGGGATCCCTTCGAATTCAAATACGGAAATCGCTTTCTGAATTAAATATTCCTGGTAAAAGCTGAAAGCCTTTGTGTCTCTGGAATGGTACATACTCGGAGAATATGAACCATAATGTAACATTTCCTGATAGTAATTAATCGGTTCCATTTATAGATGTTCTCCTCGTTTCTTTTTTCTAATAATTGCAGCGTAAAGCGCCATCATTTCCTCCTCCGTAGGAGTCCACGGTTCCGGCGGTGTCGGTCCCTCACGGTATACGATAATACAGCCTTGATATACCAGCTTGCCGCCGGAGCTCCAGCGGTTCCAGCCCCATGATCTGCGCCGTATTGGTGTTTCAAAATAAGCGCCTCCATAGTTGGAGTCCGATGTCCTGACAGTGTCAGCGTCGATGATCTCCTCAACCACGCACACATGGCCCGGATCAGGTCCGCCTTCGCTTTCTTTTGTGGCAAAGCACATAATACCGCCCAGCTGTGGCTCATAGGTCCGCTCAAAACCGTCTTGCGTATAACCGTAATAGGTGAATGCGTCCTCAATAGAGAAACCCGGATCTACATAGGTACCGAGGATCTCCATAGCGCGGCCGTGTACGTATCCCGTACAGTTCGGCATGGTCAAGCCTGTAGTGGTATTTATCGCTTTCGCGCGATTATAACCGCCGTAAGTGGTTTTAATATAGCGCAGGTCTGTCGGATCCGGCGCTGTAAGTCTTGGCGTGTAGCTCATTGATAGAAATACCCCGTTTCAATTAAGGACTCAGCCAGCTGCGTCTCTTCTCTGGTAGCGGTGGAAAGTCTAAGAGCTACGCGCATTCCCTGATAATATCCCACATTACCGGTTACGGCTTTCATCAGTTTACAACACGGATATCCCATATCATCGCTCTGTCCCACAACATCGAAAAACTGCATAATTAGCACTTTTTCAGCATAATGCTTTGACAGCGACCCGTTTGGTGAAACGCTGGAAATTGTGCCGCCTGTTGTGATCGCGTTCGCAGTAGTGATACCTGCATTTAGAAAGCTTCCTATCGCTCCGATAACATCACCGGCTAAACCCTGGAAGATACCGCCGATGGCCTGACTTCCTGCCTGCATCATGTTATTTTTCACTGTTGACAAGTTTACCGGTACAAGGATCTGAGTCTCTATATTAGCCAATACAGCGGTATTACGTTCATAGATCACACCGTTATACTGATATGCAGGCAAAACTTGTACCGTGCCTATTCCAGTCGTAGGATCAATAGTAATATTCGCATGGATATACATCGCCTGGTGATTCACATCGCCGTCGAATATCAGAGAGCCGTCGATCTCAAAATCCGGAACAAATCCCAGAGATACAATAAAGCGGCTGAAAGGTCTCTGCATCCTGTAAGGCTGTTCGTAAACTCCAAACGGCTGCATAACTTCAGCCTCATAATTCATAACGCCTGGAGCGCCGGTGATTACTTCAGCGGATACATCGCTCTTCCATCGGCCTAAATATACAGTCTGGCCTATGCTTGTAGGCTGAAAATTGATCGGAGACCAGAAGCATGCCACTACATAGTCCAGCGGGCTGAAAATTGCATTTTTAACACCCTGCGGAAGATCTCCCCAGTCTCCTGTCTCAGCTTTAGCCATCACATTATTAACCATAGTTTTAAACTGGGCGGGAGTCAGTTGATAAACTGTCTGGCCTGTGGTGCCTGTCGCTGTTTGCAGCCCCGAAGTAACAATAATATACCATCCCGTGTCAAATGTCCTTGGATAGTATAGCCCATGATTGCTCGGTATATGGAAAGGTTGTTTCCGCGTTGTCACTTTTGTAGACAAGGGATAAAGACCGTCTGCGATATATTTATTGCGCGCATTGTATGGACTTCTTAAATAATAAATATCAGAGTTAATGATCTCATCCCTGTAGGACGCCAGGACGTCAATGCTCATCGTGAGCGTGACGTTCCCGGTGTCCTCAAGGATAATATCGTCGATAAAATAATAGCGCCCAAAGTCCGGAATATATGCATAGTTGAATTTCTGCAGCTGGTCCGTCGTGTCATAGATCGTCACGACCGGAGTCATGACGGAAGTCGGATTTTTCAGACTGCACTCTTTTGTCATGCTCCAGATCCCGTTGACCAGTGTGCTGTTTTTCCGTTTGTTACAGCTTGCAAGTCTGATTTCCATATATTCCTCCTAAGTTCCTTATGCAGCAGTGAGAGCTAAAACGATACCTTTTTCAGTAAAGTCGTTTTCAGTCTGCACTCTGGCATGGTGGAAATTATTGTAGTACTGACCGCGTGCATTGTACGGAGAGGCTACGATCTCATTCTGATAGATGTTGTAGCCGATCGCATCGCGGTCGAATAAGACGCCGATGATGTTGGATTTTGCGACTGCTGTGCCTGTTTCCAGCGTAGCATCCGCTTTCAGCTGGACCGGAGTGATAGAGATCTTGTCCGGATCGTTGAAAGCCTGCCAGTATGTGACATCTTCCGTATAAGCATAATTCAGGAATGAATCATTATATGCGCCGGACTGTACTTCTGCTTTCATGCTGTTCAGGAAGCTGGAGAGCATGAATAAGCGCTGATCTTCCACAGGTGTGTGTCTCACGATCGGCTTGCCGGTGATCTTCGTCTGGTAAGCTTCAGATCTTTCAGTCATAGCTCTGGACAGATCTGCCACTCTTGCATAAGCCCATTTCATAAATGCAGCATAGTTTGCCGGAAGTTTGACGCTTACCGGTGTCAGGCTCTGGCCTGTTGCCGTGTTGTATTCATCCAGTAAATAAACCACGTTGCCCGCGTTGATCTTGCCTGCCATAAAGTTCAGTAAAGACTGTCTGCTGACGTTTTCCAGCCACTGCTCCCACATGTTGCTGAAGTGAGTAGCTACGCCGCTCATAAATGCGGCGAATTCTGTCGGGTTGCTGAAAGCGACATCCAGCTGAGTCGTTAAGACTGTGTACTTATCCATATAAGTCTCGGATCCGTAATAATGTGTTTCCAGGACCTTCGGCTTGTCAATAACATACTGGTCTACGCTCTGGCCGTCTGTCAGTGTCCAAGTAGGATCTGTTTCTGTGCTGCCTTCGATGAAATTGATCTTTCTTGTGATAGCGCCCCATTTGTCGGAAGTGAATTCCAAACCGGCAAATTTACGGCTGTACGGACGGACCGCGATCATCGTCTTAGTTAAGACCTGAGAGATCGCTCCTAATACAGCATCATAGCCTGCGGAAAGTGTTTCCTGGGCAACGCTCACGAAAGAGGAAAGGTCTGTAGCCTGAATGGAATTCTGGCCTGTGACCTGTGCATGAAGTGCGTTAATTAATGCATATGCATCTTCAACGCTCATTGTGTTTACTGCCATGTGTTTCTTCTCCTTTTACTTTTTCCCGCCTATTACTGCAGCAAGAATATCTTCCGGCGTGATTTCTTTCATTGCCGGCATCTCGCTGTTAGTAACATTTTTAGAAATGATCTTCTGCTGGAGGGCCTTAACTTCGGCCATGATCTCGTCCAGCTTCGGATCCGTTTTGATCTCTTCCGCAGGTGCTTCGACTGCTACCGGTGCCGGTGCTTCCGCGACCTGTTCCGGAAGATCTGCTGCAGGCTGTTCCATCGCTTTGATCTCAGCGCTGGTAAATCCTGCTCTTACGAGTTCCAGTACTTCGCTTGCTTTCATTTGATTAATTCCTTTCTATATTTTCTTTAAGGCTTCAGCCTTATAGAATCCTGTTGTAACTCCGTTCATAAATCCAACGCGGTATGGGAATTCAGCGCCTTTGTAGATCTTAAAGATATAGCGCGTCCATCCGACGCCTCCGGCACTCTTACCATTCCCATCGGACTGAGAATTGCCTCGGCCGATGATGCGGACCTTACTGCCGACGGAAAGCGGTTCGTCTTCCCTGTCTTCCTTTTCTTCCCATTCTACCGGTAAATAAATGAATCCCAGGAAAGTGAGTCCTCTATTGATATACATGGATTTCGGCAGGCTTCGCAGCTGCCAGGCGATCCCTCTGTAGTTGGATTCGGACACGACCACGCGCCCGCTTGCCTTGTCGATCTCTTCGACAACGGCAACATGGCCGCCGGCTCTGGAGGACCAGACAGCGACAGCTCCCAGCTTTGGCGTGCTTCCCGTTTTATATCCTCGGGCTTGGGAATTCTTCAGCCAGTTCTTCGCATCACCGGGCCAGTCACAGCCCAGCGCGCAGCCGATCTTACAGTTCGGATTCCTTAACAAAAACGCAACGCGTCCCCACGCATAGCCGACGCAATTGGCCAGGGTACTCTTCCCCTGGTAGATATTGGGTTTGCCGACGATGCAAGGGCTATAGCCTCCGGCTTCTTTCCTAATATAATACGGATCTGTTCTAGCAGGCGCCTCCGTCTGCGGAAAATATTTTTCCATATTATTCTCCTTTCAGCTTGTCCTGTAATAACTGCTTTAATTCCGTCATGATCAAAGTATTAGAATTAATGGCTTCCTTAAGCGAATCGGTCTCCGCTTTGTGGTTTTTCTGTTCGTTCAATAACAGATAGCCCAGCCCCAGTGTGGCGACGATCGGAAAGCCTACCGTGCTGATCGCCTGAATAATTGATTCATCCATGTCATATACCTCTCAAGACCTACGAGCTTCATGCGCCGACCGAGCGCATCGCTCCCGCTTCCGGCGGTGGTCTGTGAGCATCTCATAGGTCAATTAAATATTACCTCATTTTGTTATATCTCTCAAACAATACCTGCATCATAAATGTCTCAAAAATAATAGACTTGTTGAGGTATGCCAGCCACAGATAAAAATAATCTCTGCGGAAGCGCATCAGATCGCTTTCGCCGGTGCTGTATTCGTCGTAGGATCCTTTTGCGTGCGTGGATACATAATAATGCCCTCGCTTATTCTTATCTTCGTAGATGACCAGCTCGCCCACTTTCACGACTGCATTATAGTGGCTGAGATCCTGAGGCTTGACCAGTTCGGTATTCATATCCGTAAATTTATTCTCCAGTGCCATCTCTGAGAATTGCGTGCCTCTGGTCAGCTTGTACAAAGCCGTTTCCTTTTTCATTTGCGATATTGGCGCTTTGGAGCATACCCAGACGGCTGTCTCTTTATCGTCCATCCGGATGTAGTCGATTCCTTTCTCCAGCATTTTCTCAACATAAGTTACAAGGCCCAGCTCGATAAAAATCGGGTTGGCGATGTCGTTGCTGTTGGCCAGACAGAGGACCTGCAGCGGATCTCTTCCCTGCAGCTCTCTGTTCCTGGCGATCGTCTCGATCGCATTCAGAAATGCCTGGCCTTCCATCTTGATCTTACTTTCCTGCTTTTCCGGAATGAATTCATCGAAGATAAGCACTTCCACCTGTGACATATCAAAGCCTCTCAGGTTTGAGATCGTCGACAGTGCCAGCATATAGCCCAGCGGTTCGCCCACCGGTACCGTCTTACCGTCTTCCGTTTCCATGCCGTTATAGATACCAACAACATATTTATTTATATTGTGCAGGATGATATTTCTGTTGCAGTCTCTGGAGACCGGACCGATCGGATTCATAGATTCATTTCCTTTTATCAGATCTATCTGCGTCTGCAGTCTCCGCATATAAATAAATTTCCGCGGATGATCCACCAGAACATCCTTCAATGCTCCGTATGTTTTCCCGGTGCCACGCGCTCCCACGATAAAAGAGAAAGGCATTTTATTGTTAATGATATAATGCATATCGATATATCCGCCGCTTGTGTATCTCATAACTTTATTATATAATAAAAGTGCAAATGATGACATTTGCCCATACATATAAGCCAATAAGAGCCGCCACTTCTCGTCCTTTTCTATATAGGCGGCTTTTATTGGTTATGCTATAATAGTATTGCGAATAGTAATATTCGCCCTCAAAGACATCCCAACAAGCCCACGCCGATCCTCTGTTATGCGTGGGTTTGTTGGTTTATAATGTTATTGAGGAATCAGGAAAAGATTTGCTTCAAACTCATTTAAACTCCTTTCTTTGCAGTATCGTGTGACAATGGTACGAAAATGGACCGCTCTAAAGCGGTCCTTTTTCGTACTAAAATGGTAAATCCGGAAAGTCCCAGACCGGTCTATCTTCCGCGTCTGTTGGCTTTTGCTCTTGCTGGTCTGTCTTCGTCATACTCTTCGTATTCTTCACTTTTGGGATCATTCTTCCCCTGAGAAATGAGTGTAAGACCGGTGACGCGCACCTCTGTCACATAGACCATTTTCTTATTTTCGTCTTCATAGCTGCGGGTCTCAATGCAGCCCTCCACAGCCAGCTGGTCGCCTTTGGTGACATACTTCTGGACCAGATCGGCAAGACCTGCCCAGGCAATGCAGCTGATAAAGTCCGCTTTTTCCCGGTTGTTCGCTCTGTCCACTGCAAGCGTGAAGCGCGCATTCTTCCAGGCGACGGCGTCCTTTCCCTTTCCGCTGGTTCCCTCGTTCATCATTGGTTCTTTGGTTAATCTTCCTAAAAGTTCTACTCTGTTCATTTTTACTCTCCTTTCTTTTAGTTTTTCTTTAACCTGTATAAGCCTGGGATATCGTGATCGCTGTAAGCGATGTCGATACATCCGGCTAAGATAGCAGCATACTCTGCTGTTAATCCTAAAGTATATGTGGACGGCCGGATAACGATGTTGTCCGTGATGCGGATCATATGCCCATCCCGTTCTATCCATTCATCCATATTATCATTGTAGACGGATTCCATGCCTCCGGCGTCATAGAATGTGAAGCCTTCGACCATATTCTCCAGTTTCCCCAATTCCTTTGCGCCGGCCTTTTTTGATACGCCTGCGATCGTGATATGAAGAGATCCGTCTTCCTCTTCATAGGCATATTTTTTCGCGCCCATGGTCTTAAATCGCTTATAATCGCCATCCGTTTCGTAGACACCCATGAAATGAGCGTCACCGTGCGGATCGGCAGCCCACGCTCCGGCGTCCAGAGCGCGCTTTTCCCGGACCTTGTTTAATTCTGAAAAATCGACGTCCCCGATGAATTTCACGCTATCGGTATCGCAGTATACAAAGCCGTAATTCTTTTCGCCATTTACCATCTGCTCCTGCACTAGGTCGATGCCTTCCTGCAAATAGGTCCGGCACCACGCTGTAGTCCAGACACCCCACTGGTAAGCCTGGAAAGCCTTTTTATTTGCTTTCTCCAGAAGCTTCTCACTGTCTTCGTCTTCATATACAAATTCACCGTCACGGAATTTGCAGGAATCCTTCACAGGATCCTGCGCGCTCATTCCGTATAAGGAATTTAATTTGTTTTTCGCTTTGATGTAATATACCTCCTGGCCCTCGACACCTTTCAGTTTTGTCTTTGCCTCATAGTATTCTTTTACAACGTCGCGTATCATCTTCGGAAGCTGTCTATATCTCGAGTGATAGCATTCTAATATATTAGAAGCTTCCCAGTCATAATGTTTCAGTATGATCTTAAAATCCAGGTCTGTAAGTCCTAATTCCAAATACTCTGCTTTTAGCACCCGACCATTATCGAAAATCCCTTTAATGAGATTACTGCATTTGTCTCGCGAGATATATGGACAGCCATCAAACTCATCTTTTAATTTAATATTCCAGAATGCTATCCTCATAAGCACAGCACGATTCTCTTTAAAGATGAGACTATGCAGCTTTGTTGGACTGCAGTCATGTATTTCATAAAATGGACCCATAGGGTATAAGCATGTGCACATAGCATTCGGATAGGCTGATGCCATATCATAAGATTCAACACCTTCTAAAATCTGGTTTGAAAAATATCGGTTGGCATGGGTATTCCCGCCTCGGAATGCCATCCGCAGCAGCTTATAGATCTTCAGATCCGGAAGCATTTCAGCAAGCTGTTTGTGATTATAGCCTGCCATTGCATGCTTACAGTCGCGCCGTGGGTATCCGGTTGACGTCAGCGGAATCGTATAAAGGTTATCTCCATCCGCTTTCATCTCTACCTTAAGAGCTTCTACCAGACCGCGGACGTCATTCAGGCAATACTCCAGCTCGTCATCCGTGAGGACCGTGTCGCTATATCGGATCTTGTCATAGTCGTATGACAGTTTCTTGTGTTCGACGCCCATCTTTTTCAGGAACTGGTCGAGGCTCATATTCGTCTGCAGATAACTGCACCGGAATTCAAATGAATCGAACATGGTAAATTTAAGGATCTTCCGCGGCTCTGTTGCGAAAACCTCGTCTTCCTCAAAGTCGTAGATACCGCGCAAAAACTGCCATTCATAGGATGCGTTATGGATGTACACAACAAGCATGCCGCCATGCAGACGGCGCTGCAGCCTGGTAAGGAAGTCCAGAAACTCATCCCACGTCCTGCCGTACACAGTGTAATAATCATCAATTTGGAACTGCCAAATATACATAAAACTCTGCTCAATGTCCGGCAGTCTTGTTGTCTCAATGTCGAACGCGCAGACGAGACTCACATACTTCTTCTTCTGTCTTCCGTGCGGATTCCCTGCAGGCCTTGGCAGCAGATGCACCTTTTTGTAGAAAGCCTGATAATCAAAATCATTTACGTTTATTGTAAGCATCAGAGGATCCGGTCCTGTATTTTTTCTGGAGTCTTGGTTTAACAGGGTCCTTACCTTTCTCCGCACGCTCTTTTCCTCGTTTGATCCAGTCGTCTACGTTCGCCCGCCATTCTTCCAAAGACAGGCCCTGATTCACTGCACGGCTTGCAGCCGCTAATACGGCGCCCTGTGATGGATAGAGTGCAGCGATTCCTCTTGCCCGTGCGTCATCAAGAAACTCCAGAGAGGCCTCCAGATTCTCGCTGGTGATCGTTTTAAATCCGTATTTGTCATGCAAACGATCCGCAAGGTTTTCGTACGTTTGGCCGGTTTTAGATCGGCCAAAATCGTATGTAAGCGCAACAGCCTGCGCCAGCTGACGGTGTGATAGATCTCCGCGCTCTTTTAAAGGCTTGAATCTCTCACGATGATCGCGAACGATCTGAGACTCAGGACCGTACTTTTGTTCCAGTCTCTGCAGCTTCTTCCGGGCTTCGTAGGATCTCCATGTGTATAAGCGTTTCAGCTGCGGGTCGCTCATGTTCAGTATATCCTGCGCAGTTTTATATCTTCTTGCCATATTTTTCTATGTCCTCCTGATATACCGGCCAGCCGACGCTTTGCATAAATTCGATGAGGCCGGCCGGCGATGCCTCATCTTCTTCGATCCGGTTATTGTCCAGATATTTATAATACATCTGCATGAAGTCCAGCTCTCCATCAAAGTAGCGCTGGAAGAGTTTTTTATTCATCTGGATCGCGAAGTCGCTCCGTAGAAACGGAAAGCCTTTTAATGTTCTGATAAGCATGCAATAAAACCTCCCAGGGCGATCAATTGGATCGCCGTATAAATCCATCCATCCGGATAATTAGAAACAGCAGCCAGAAGCAGAAGCAGACCGACCTTTTTACGCATTGAAAGACCTCCAGCAGTCATCGAAATGCTCGCCGTCCTTCTTCATGATCGCGCGATAACCCGCACGTGTAAGTACCATCTTTGCATCTGGATTATATCGCCCCTCGAATTCCAACAGATCCGATGCGCTGACGCGCATCTCCGGAGGAAACTTATTCAGCGTCGGTTCCAGTTTGTAGTTTTTCCATTTCTTTCTCATTCATGAGTACCTCCGTAAAATTCCTGATACATGTCAATAAGTTTCAGCGCTTTCGGCTTCCTCTCAACTAAAGCGTGGACCAGGGCAGCCGGTGAATGTTTATAATTGGTGCAGCTCTGGAAGTGGCTCCAGCTCCGGATCCCGAAGCACATGACAAGCGTCTCGATCGCTTCCCTCTGCCGCTTGTTATATTTAATTTTTTCCATTCTTCTTCATCTCCTCTATCATCTCAATGATTATAAGAACCACGTCAAGGAATTTACCAAAGGCTAATAGTAAGAGTCCTGCTATAATTAGTCTCATTCTTCTTTCCTCTCATTTTCTTTCTCCCAATCGTAAATCATCCTGTCAATTCCATAAGCTTTACTATTGTATCTTCCATCGGTACATATCTTTCTAGCATAATTTTTCATCCACTCAATAGGAATTGCTTTTGCTGTTGGCTGATTTCTTATATCATCTTCATCTATCCAATGCTTTAGTTTTTCATCTTCTCTGCCAAACAGTTTCCAACCTTTTCTGCATATTTCTACGAGTTTATCGGCATCAATCAGTCTCATTCTTCTTTCCTCTCATTCTTCTCCATCAACTGCGGCATGATAGCGGTCCTCCATGCCGATGATGAATTCAGCAATATTTACACTCTCAATAAATTTCGTGTAATTCTCACGGTCATTATTATAAAGATAATAGACCAGAGCCATGACTTCCGGACGGATGTCTCCGTCCATTTTAGCAGACAGCACTGCTGTGTTCTGGACCGTGATCTTAATCATTGACCAGCACCTCCCCATCCATAAACTTGATTGTGCCGTCATAGTCCGTATATCCATAATAGATATTCAGTGGCTCTTCAAAATAAGTACGCGCTTCCGCTTCCAGTCTCTTCGCCCAGCGTCTCGCCAGGGCTTTCGCCTCTTCGGCCGTTTTTGTGGTTGTGTAGATTCGACTCACCTGGGAGTGATCCCTAAACTCAACCTTGATAGTATTGTACATATTTGCACCTCCTCTGTCTGTGATATGCATCTCACTATGAATATATTACTAAAAGAATATGTGTAAATTATGTGAGAATTATGTGAAATTATGTGATTTGTTCGCTGATGTTCG